GCTCAAAATCCGGCAATAGTTGTGTATGCTTTGGGCAAAAATCCAAAGAAAGCAAAAGAACTTGGTGAGATCACTGATCCTGTTAAGTTCGCATTTGCTGTAGCAAAACTAGAAACCCAACTGACTGTGACCTCTCGAAAACAAGCTCCTCCTCCTGAAAAAAAGATTAACGGAAACGGTAGTCTTGACTCGTCCAACGCTCAGTTGGAACGGTTGCGTGAAGAAGCGGCACGCACCGGCGACATGACGAAAGTTATTGCTTACAAACGTCAGTTAAAAAACCAATCCTAGTATATGGCTAATGCATTTAGTAAAGAAGAACGGGTAGCCTTTGAAAACCTCCTTGAGGGGTTTCAAGACGCCCTTGTCCTGTCCCGCAACGTCTCGATCTACACCACGGATCAGACGATGATGGAGCGCACCAACAACACCATCTGGAGGCCGCAGCCTTATATCAGCCGCTCGTACTCGGGCACTGATATGACCTCGAACTTCCTCGATTACACCCAGCTTGCGGTTCCCGCGACAATCGGGTTCAACCAGTCTGTGCCGTGGATCATGACTGCGACTGAACTGCGTGACGCTCTTCAGGAACAGCGCCTCGGTGATTCGGCCAAGCAGAAGCTGGCGTCCGACATCAACGTGGCTGTGATGAACGTGGCCTCCGCGCAGGGCACGCTCGTCGTGAAGCGTCTCTCGGCAGCCTCTGGTTTTGACGATGTCGCCCAGTGCGAAGCCATCTTCAACGAGCAGGGCGTGAACTTCGATTCGCGCTACTTGGCGCTGTCCACCCGCGACTACAACGGCATGGCGAGCAACCTCGCTGGTCGTCAGACGCTTCAGGGCAAGGCGTTGACCGCTTATGACCGCGCCTACATCGGCCAGGTTGCGAGCTTCGACACCTTCAAGCTCGACTACTCCAACCGTATCGCTGCGGCCGCTGGTTCCAGCATCACGATTGATACTCGTGACGCTGCTTTGAACTACCAGATTCCTCGGGCCGTTACTGCGTCCCCGACGACCTCTGAGCGTCTTAACGTGGACAACCGCTTCCAGACGGTGACCGTGTCGAGCACAACCGGCGTTGCCGCTGGCGATTGCTTCACGATTGCCAACGTGTTTGCGGTGCATCACATCACCAAGGGCAACACTGGTCAGTTGAAGACCTTCCGCGTCATCAGCGTGACCAACGGCACTCAGATGGTGATCAGCCCCGGTATCGTGTCCAACCAGGTTCCCTCTACCGCTTCGGCTGAGTACCAGAACTGCGTTGTGACCACGAAGGCGTCTAACGCCGCTATTGTGTTCCTCAATACTGTCGCAGCTCCCATCAACTGCTTCTGGCAGAAGGACGCGATCGAAATCCTGCCGGGCCGTTATGCGGTTCCTACGGACGCTGGCGCCAACGTGATGCGTGCTTCCACCGATCAGGGGATCGAGTTGGTCATGCAGAAGCAATACGACATCAACACCATGAAGACTCGTTATCGCCTCGATACGATCTTCGGTGTCGTCAACAAGCAGCCTGAGATGAGCGGGATCATCCTGTTTGGTCAGCTCTAAGGCGTAGTCCTTAATCACACTGGGGAGGGTAGTTGACTCTACCCTCCCTTTTGTGTATTCAATCTGTATGCCACTGAAAAAAGGCTATTCCCCAAAAACCATTTCCAGCAATATCAGCATGGAGATGAAATCAGGCCGCCCTCAAAAACAGGCCATCGCTATTGCTCTGAGCACAGCTCGCACAGCAAAGAAAGCCGAAGGTAAACCAGTTGGAAAGCTCAAGAAATGACTGAGTTCCCTGCTTTGGTTTACAGGGTTCCGGGCAAGTATGTGCGCCCACATGGAACTTACGATTTTACAGGAGTCAACAACGCTGAAGAGCTGCAAGCCAAGCTCAAAGAGGGCTGGTTTTGCTCACTTTCAGAGGCGATTGAGCCTCAAGACAAAGAAGTAGTCACAGAAGAAGATGACACTGCACCTCCTACTCGCCAAGAACTTGAGGAAAAGGCTACTGAGCTTGGCATTAAGTTTGATGGCCGGTTTTCTGATAAGAAAATCGCGCAATTAATCGACGAAACACTCGCCAAATAGTATGGGTTACACCAAGAAACAGATCATTGAGCAGGCTTTCGAGGAAATGGGCCTTGCATCTTACGTCTTTGATCTGACGGCAGATCAGTTGGAGAGCGCACTGAGGCGCCTCGACCTGATGGTGGCCTCTTGGTATCTCAAAAATATCCGCATTGGCTATCCTCTGCCGATTAGTCCTGAGAACAGCAACATCGACCAAGAGGTTGATACGCCCATGCAGGCTAACGAGGCTCTAGTGCTCAATCTGGCTGTTCGTTTGGCGCCTTCTTACGGTAAATCGCTGTCTCCTGACACAAAAGCGAATGCCAAGCTGACGTATGACCAGCTTTTGATTCAAGCTGCTGCGCCAATTCAGTTGCAATACGATAAAACCTTGCCACTTGGGGCTGGATACAAGCGCACAGAACGTGTATTCGTCGATGTAGCAAATTTAGATCCAGTACAAGTACAGCCCAACGGTCAAATCCTCTTCAGGAACTCCTAGCATGTCCATTGAACGACTCTCACTAATCGACACGGTCACGGCATCGACTAATTTTGCTGTAAACGTCAATGGACAGGACTACCGGGTTCTCGCCCAGTCCGTTTACGACTACATCATCAACGCCACAGAGGAGTTTGGCGGTGGAGATGGCATTCTTGGTGGCAAAACCATTCAATACTTTGCTCCTTCTGCCACTGGCTGGACGGTTGCTATTGGCACTGAAAGCGCCAGTGCGTGGCTCATTATCACTCCTACAGCAGGCTTTGCCACCGGCACAATTACGATGCCTGCTTTGGTTAACGTGCAGGAAGGTCAGGAAGTCCTTGTAAACTGCACCCAGTCTGTTGGGACGCTTACTGTGAATGGCAACGGCGCAAACGTGATTGGGGCACCTGCGTCACTGGCTGCAAACGACTTCTTCCTGATGAAGTTTGAACCAATTCTCAGCAATTGGTATCGTGTTGGATAACTACTAAATTTATGGGCCTTGCTTTTCAACCTGCTTACAGCCTCGGCGTCACTGTTACGCCGGATGTTACTTCTGCTTCTGTGACACTTGGATTCACATCTGAGTCCGTTGTGTTCACCAACCTCGGATCAACCATTGTGTACGTCCGCGTTGGGACCGCTACCAGTGGCGCACCTGCGACAACTGCCGGTTATCCCGTCCTTGTGGGATCACAGGTCTCAATCGGCAAGGATCAGGACGACGACACGGTTTCGTTCATCTCTCCTGCTGGTCCTGGCTCACTGCATATCATCCAAGGAATTGGCCTGTAATGATTCGGTTCCTGTCTAGACGCCGATCAAAGACTCCTGCAACGGCTGGCGCAGTGCCTCCTGTCGTTACATTCACTTACCTGCGTCCCGATGGGACATCTCAGTTTAGACGCCCTGACGGCACCTCAATCTACATCCGACCCTAGCCATGCCAAATCTCACGGTTTCAGCAGACATTGACTCTTTCATGCAGGCAGCCAACAACGCTGCTGCTGTGGCCTCTCTGGGGGCTCTATCGACCACTCAGATTGCAGGTCTGTCTACGACTGCGCCGGCGGCACTGTCTACGACTGCTGTCATTGGCCTGAGCACCTTTGCCGCTCGTGCAGATCACCAGCATGTGTTCCCGACTGCTGCGGATATTGGCGCCCAGGCTGCCCTAACAACATCTGCCCCATTGTCGCTTAGTCTTGGAGGAACAGCAGCGATAAGTGCTCAGGCTGCCATTTCAAGTCTGGGTGTTGGAATGCGTATGGTCGAGGCGCAGACTACCGCAAACATCACCGGAAACATGGTTGGTAATGTGTTTACTGTGACGGCTACAGGGGTGTTTGCGACAGATGGTTACACTCCAGTGCTGGGTGACATCATTGCGTTTGCACTGCAAACCACAACAACGCAAAATGGGTTTTGGGAAGTCACAACTGTTGGAGCAGTTGGTGTATCTGCCGTATTTACGCGACCATCTTGGTACACGGGCGTCGTCAAAAATTCGATGTACATGACCCGTTTTGGTTCAGCTCAAAACGGATTTGTTCAAACATTTGTGGGTCCGACCGGAACAGGAAACACTGAAATCACTGTTGGGACAACCAACATTACCATGATTCGCGTTAATCTAAGAGCGTCGCCTGCGAGTCTTGGCACAAACTTGTTTACTGGGTACCAAACCTTTAGGTCAAATGGTGCTGGCGTTAATTCAGTTCCGTTCTTTTTTCAGACTGGGGCAGCATTAATGACTGCACCTCAAGCAAATGCTGTTGAGTGGTTTAACGACCAGATGTATTTGACCAATGCAGCAGGTGTGCGCACAACTAACACAAACCATGTTGCCATCCCGGCTACTGCAACATCTACAGGTCAAGTTGGCCAGATTGCAGTCGATAACGCAGGCAGTTGGCTTTACGTTTGCACAGCTACAAACGTATGGAAGCGAGTGCTTTTGACTACATTCTAACTTTCCCCCGAACAAACGCAGTAAACAAAAACCAATATGGCTAACCAGTTCCTACTTAAGTATAGCGCCACTGCTGGCGTTATCCCAACGTCCGCAGAGTTGCCTCTGCGCCAAATCGCCCTGAACACTGCCGATGGCAAGCTGTTCATCAAAAAGAATGACGGTACGATTCTCAGCTTCGAGAGCGCGTCCGCATTTGCCCGTGCAGTACACACCCATGTCATCTCTGATGTCACCGGCCTCCAGAGCGCCCTTGACACGCTGACGAGCGCAGCCGCTGCTGCTCAGTCCGGTGCTGATGCATCGCTTAAAAGCGCGTCGAACCTGAGCGACTTGGCGAGTGTCTCTTCTGCTCGCACTAACCTCAGTGTTGACAGCAGCGCAGAAGTTGACGGCAAGATCAGCACCTCCAAAAGTGCTTCCGACGCCTACACCGACGCCGCCATCGCGGCCCTGATCAATGGGAGTCCTGCTACGCTCGACACCCTGAAGGAGATTGCTGACGCCCTAGCCGCTGGCTCAGACGTTGCAACCGCACTAGCATCTAGCATTGCTGGCGTTTCTTCCCGCGTTGACACGCTGGAAGGCCAGAATCTTGACTCCCGTCTTTCGACTGCTGAAGGCGAAATTGACACTCTTCAGACAGACGTTGTAGCCGCCCAGAGCGCAGCCGACGCTGCCCAGAGCGCCGCTGACGCTGCTCAGTCTGCCGCAGACGCAGCCCAATCGGCTGCTGACGCTGCACAGTCCACTGCGGATAGCGCAGTTTCGGCTGCTGCAAACGCACAGTCTGGCGCTGATGCGTCTGCCAAGAAGTCTGCAAACCTCAGCGACCTTGCTGACGCTGCTGCTGCACGCACTAACCTGAGCGTTGATTCGTCCGCTGAAGTGGACACGAAGGTCAGCACCGCTGTTAGTTCAGCTTCTAGCACGCTTCAGTCCAACATCGACGGAGTAAGTGGCCGGGTTTCGACTCTCGAAGGTCAGAACCTTGATTCTCGCGTCTCCAGCGCAGAAAGCGCGATTGCTGGCTTGGGCACGATGTCTGCACAGGATGCAAACAACGTCGCTATCACCGGCGGCCTGATCGGCGCTGGTTCCGTTCCTACCGACTCTGGTGTGATTCTCACTGAGAACAGCACCTTGGACGGAGGCACTTTCTCGGGTTTTAATGGCGGGGGTGGTGGAGGCAACACCACTCCCGTGATCGGCGCCTACTTCTACGCCAGCTCTGGAAACGATTGGAGCACGCTTGCTAACTGGTATGGCGATAGCGCCCGTACTCAGGCAGCAACGCAGCTTCCAGACGGAACCACTGACGTAACACTGCTTAGTTCTGGGTCTGCCGACCTGGACACATGGACGCAGCCTCAGAGCATAGCGATTGGGTCTAATGACCTGACGCTGACCTCGGTGGCAACTCCTTCAGCTAACCTCACTTGTTCCGTCACTGGGACAACAGGTATCATCACGCTCAATGGCGTGGCGTTTAATCGCTAACACAACTGCGGGGGTGGCCGGCTAAACACCGGCCATCCCTGCTCTCTTTTCTTTTTATTATGGTTCAAAATATCTCAATCGTTTGTGACGCCACTTTTGGTGCCGGCTCAGAAAACTTTGGAGCCGTCACTGGGAACGTAACGTTTCAGGATGGGTCCGCGAACAGCGGAACAGTGACTGGCAATGCTACGTTTGAAGGCACTTCTGAAAACAAGGCGGGCGCAACTGTTACTGGCAATGCGACGTTTGCAGAGGGAACAGCAGTCAATAATGGAACTGTGAGTGGTTCTGTTAGTTTTGTTGGGCCATTTACAACATGGCTAACTGCAAACACTGGCGTGAACCAGTACATGAGTGCTGGCTACGGTCAGTTCACTTGGGCGTACAGCAACACTGCCTACAGCAATCGAGCAGACGCAGAAGGTGCTGCGTATGCAGCATGGTTAGCTGCAAATTCTGGCGTGAATCAGTATTTGACTCCATACAGTGATTCTGGCTCAAAAAACGGGCAATGGGCGTACAACCAGACGGAGCATCCAAACAACATGTCTGCATCAGCAGCAATGCTGGATGCGCAGTATCCAGCATGGCTGGCGGCCAACTCTGGTGTGAACCAGTACTATGGCACTCTTGGCACACACGCTGGTCAGTGGGCGTACAACCAGACTGAGTACGGTTCGCAGGCTGACGCACAGGCTGCCTACGACGCTGCCAATCCTCCTCAGTAACACTTCAACACATCAAGCCGTTGTCCAATCCGGCGGCTTGATTTGTTTTGAGTTAGTGCTACATGAAAGAAATGCCAACGATTCTGTTGAATAACAAAGTAAACGACGGCTCTGCCCCAAGTCCGTCAGACGTAGCTGTTAGGGAACTAGCCATTGACCCGTCAAATGGTTCTCTGTGGACCAAGCTCAAGACTGGTCTTGTCCGCAAGATCCTTGCCATTGCAGCGCCTCACGCGAGCACTCACGCCGCTGGTCAGCCTGACGCCATCACTCCTCTTTCGATTGGTGCGGCCATTATCGACCACCAGCACACTCCTCTGGATCTGCTTGGATGTGGCGACATTCTCACTTCCAACGCAGCAGACTTTGCCGCTGCATCTCATAGTCACGGCGTAGGTCAGGTCACCGGGCTATCTGCCCAGCTTGACGCACTGGCTCAACGTATTTCTGCTCTCGAACAACAAGTTCATCCTCAATGAAAAAGAAGCAGGTAAACCTTTCAGTGTCCAAGGGCGAGAAGCTGCCTGTGTCTAAGGGTGCCGGCTTAACCGCCAAGGGGCGCGCCAAGTACAACAAGGAGACTGGCTCGAACCTCAAGGCTCCTGCTCCGAATCCCAAGACCAAGGCAGACGAAGGACGCAAGAAGTCCTTCTGTGCTCGCATGGGCGGGATGCCTGGTCCAATGAAAGACGAGAAGGGTAATCCAACTCGCAAAGCAGCAAGCCTCAAACGCTGGAAATGCAAATGAAAAAAGGACTCTATTCTAACATCAACGCTAAACGCGAACGTATCGAAGCTGGCTCAAAGGAGCGTATGCGCAAGCCAGGCTCCAAGGGAGCGCCCACTGCTGCCGCATTTAAGGCTTCTGCTAAGACTGCCAAAAAGAAATAATGCAAGTCCCGATCCTCAACGGAATTTACACAGATACCGCTGGGGACTTCCGCGTGGAGTATCCGCGCAACATGATTCCTGTCATCTTGAAGTCAGGGATCTCTGATGGTTACTTTCGTCCTGCAGACGGGATTGTCAGCCTTGGCACTGGTCCCGGCATTGACCGTGGCGCCATCGAGTGGCAGGGGCTGCTTTACCGCGTGATGGGCACTAATCTAGTGTCGATCTCTAGTACGAACGTCGTCACTGTCATAGGCAATGTAGGAGGCACTGGTCAGGTTACCTTTGACTATTCCTTCGACTACTTGGCTGTCGCCTCAGGTGGCAATCTGTTCCTGTATCGGCCCAGCACCGGGCTCCAACAGGTCACCGATCCTGACCTTGGCACAGTCGTCGATGTCGTCTGGGTGGATGGCTACTTCATGACAACCGACGGAGAGTTCCTGATTGTGACGGAACTCAACGATCCATTTTCGGTCAATCCGCTCAAGTACGGTTCTGCTGAAGCTGATCCTGACCCCGTAGTGGCCCTCCTAAAGGTTCGTAACGAGGTTTACGCGCTCAACCGGCACACCATCGAAGTTTTTGATAACGTAGGGGGCCAGTTTTTCCCGTTCCAGCGTGTAGAAGGAGCGCAGGTCCAGCGTGGCACAGTTGGCACTCATGCCTGTTGCAACTTCATGGAATCCATCGCGTTTATCGGTGGTGGCAGGAACGAGGCTCCTTCTGTTTGGCTCATCTCTGGCAGTAATGCAGAAAGGATTGCAACTAGAGAGATTGACCAACTGCTTACCGAATTTACAGAGGAAGAGTTGTCCAATGTGCTTGTCGAGGCTCGCGTGGACAAAGGCTACAGACACCTGTATATCCATCTACCCAATCAGACGCTCGTGTTTGACGCGGCAGCGACCACTGGCGCCGGCGCTCCAGTCTGGTTCACATTGGCAACCAGTCTTGTTGGGAACAGTCAGTATCGTGCGAAGAACCTCGTTTGGGTGTATAACCGCTGGAATGTGGGTGACCCGGCAAGCACTGCGTTCGGCTACTTGTCTGACTCGCTGTCCTCTCACTGGGGTGTCCTGAATGGCTGGGAGTTTGCGACGATCATCCTGTACAATGAAAGCCGGGGCTTGGTCTTCCATGAGCTGGAGCTTGTCTCGCTAACCGGCAACTCGATCTTTGGCACTGACCCAAGTATCTGGACTTCGTACACAGAGGATGGTGTGACCTGGAGTCAGGAACGAGTCTGCAAGGCTGGTATAACCGGCGTGCGTGGCAAGAGACTGTCTTGGCTACAGCAGGGGCGCATGAGGCAGTGGAGGGCGCAGAAGTTCCGGGGCACCAGTGATGCACAGCTTTCTGTGGCCCGACTAGAGGTTAGAGTCGAACCACTTGTGGTATGATCGAGGGGCCATACAAGATCACTCGTAATGAGCTGGCTGAGTTCCTGCCCTCTCAACGGGCAATCCGGGCTTTCGAGCAGCTTTTCGCTCTCATCCCGTCCAGCCTCAATGACAGCGCAGCTATAGTTGAGGAGATCTCTGTAAACGCACAGAATGCCGATTCTAAGGCCGTTCAAGCACTGTCCGCTATCACCAGATTGGCTGACGCAGTAGAGTTGCTTGCGCTGGCTCCTCGAAGCGTCGAAGTCAGCACTGTTTCGGATATTGCCCCGCCAACTACACAAATTGTTGCGCAAACTGATATTTTACCGCCAGTCATCAACGAGGTGCGCAGAAAACGCTACGGAGTGTTTCACAGCACAGTTACTCAGACTGCTGCTGCTATCAACACGGCGTATCCGATGACGTTTAACGCAACGGACCTGTCTTTTGGTGTCTACACCGGGACACCAAACAGCCGGGTGTATATTGATACTGAAGGCATCTATAACTTTCAGTTCTCTGCGCAACTTGATAAAATATCGGGTGGAGTTGGTCTTGTCTTTATTTGGGTTAGGGTGAATGGAATTGACATTCCAGACTCTGCAACGCAGATTCGTATTCAAGGCAACAACGCAGAGACAGTTGCCGCGTGGAATTTCGTGTTGCAACTCAACGCCGGAGATTACTTCGAGTTGACTTGGAGCACAGATGACACCTCTTGCCAGATATTGGCCTCGGCAGCCAGCGCACCACATCCTGGCATCCCTTCAGTGATTCTCACTGTTACCGACAACATTTCCTAACTATGGCTGTCACAGTCAAAAACATCGTCCCTCCTAAGCAGCTTGAGAACACTCAGACTGCGCAGTACACCGCTGTCAACTGCAAGACCATTATCGACAAGGCGACTGTGACCAATACCAACACAGCTAACGTGACGTTAAGCGTCAATCTGATCGTGTCCGGTGGTTCTGCTGGGAACTCCAACTTGGTAGTGAAGACTCGCTCGATTGTGCCCGGCGAGACTTACCTGTGTCCTGAACTGGTTGGTCAGGTGCTTGAAGCTGGTGGGTTCATCTCGACGCTGGCTGGGACTGCTTCTGCACTGACGTTTACAGCTTCTGGGAGGGAGATCACCTAGTGGATGAACGTCTGACATCACTAAGGCAGCATCTGGAAGAACACTTCCAGTTGCCTGCTTCTGCCATTGAGTGGCTATTGATGATGTTTCAGGTGACCCAGGTCTTTGACGATGTCGCAGATGGTGACGAAGTCTCTCGGGAGGAGTTAAACAAGTGCATCTGGAACACGCTTGTTGCGATGCCGCTGAATCCCTTCTTTGCTGCAAACTCCACAACACTGCTTCCAGTAGTGGCACTGAGTATTCTTAAGTGGCAGGGAAGTGATGCTGTTGAGCGTGCAGGACAGGCTAACGAAATGTCATTTGCTTGGAGAGCGGCTTTCTATGACCTTTGCATGATCGCAGTTCAGGCATGTCATGGAGTCAAAAGGGCAACTGAACTTTCTGGTGATGTGTTAAGGCTATACGGAGAAACCTTTAACGATTACAAAACCGAATTTTATGCCTGATCCAACTGGTGGAATCTTAACTGGTGGAGCTGCACTTTTAGGTGCTGGAGCTTCAATTTATGGGTCAAACAAGGGAGCTAAGGCTTCAAAGCAAGCTGCCGCAACACAGGCCAAGGCACAAGGACAGGCCATTGATGAGCAGCGCCGTCAGTTTGACGCCATTCGCGAGCTTCTTTCTCCTTACATTCAAGCTGGTCAACCGGGACTCACGCAACCGTATATTCAGGCTGGTCCTGGGGCACTGCAAGGAATGCAGGCTTTG